TTAGACTTAGCGTGTGAGGGGTTGGAAGTCGAAAAGGCTATTGCAAAGTTTGATGCGCTTTTAAATAGGGTATAATGGATAAGATTGAGCAAGCTCTGGGAGAACTTGGTCGTCTGCCAGCGGAGGAGCAACTGGCTGCGATTGACCTTCTTATCAAGAAGCGCCAACAGAAAACCTATATAAAGTATTTCGTTCCTTGGAAAGAACAGCAAGATGCTATCAGGAAGTTTACTGCCGATAAGAAAGTGTTTGCCTTACTTGGGGGGAATCGTTCTGGTAAGTCTGTTCTTGGGGCCTTTATCGCTGTTGCTTGGGCATTAGGGAAGAATTATTTCAAAGATGAGCCGTCTTGGGAATGGGTGAAAAACCTTCCGATACCAGAAAAGGCAAATAACATTTGGATTGTAGGGCTTGACTTTTTGGTTCTGCGAGATGTGCTGTGGTCTGAGAAGATGCGTCGTGGTGGGGCTAATCATCCACCTTTTCTTCCTGAAGACCCGGCAGTTATTGAACACGTTTCGGATGGTGATTTCCAGGTCAAGTTCAAGAATGGTTCAATTATAACTGGAAAGTCTGCTGAGTCTGGGCGAGAGAAGTTCCAGTCAGCTTCAATTGATTTGGTTTGGATAGATGAGGAATGCGAGAAGGACATCTATGATGAATGTTTCGTCCGAACCGCTGATTGTGCGGGGAAGATTCTTCTTACCCTTACTCCCCTTACTGATATATCTAGTGGCATTAGGACTCCTTGGGTATTCGACTTGTATGAAGAATGGGTTGCCGGTGATAATTCTCTTGAGTTCTGCCAGCTTTCTACTCTTAATAGCCCTTTTGTTCCTGAAGAAGAGAAGCAACGACTAATCGAACGCTATGCAGGAGACCCAGAGGAAGGCGCTCGTCTCTACGGGAAGTTCGTTCAGAAGTCAGGGTTGGTGTATCCAACGTGGAACAAAGCCAAACACATCATAAAACCCTTTGAGATTTCGCCAGATTATCCAAGAATAGTTTCGATTGACCCGGCAGCAACGGGTGTCACAGCGGCAATATGGATTGCAATTGACCCACGCGATAACTACATCATCTATCGAGAATACTATCAACGAGATTTAATCGTCAGCGAACATGCAAAGAACATCCTTCACTTATGCGCCGGAGAAGCAATTGACTGGTGGCTCCTCGACCCCAAGTGGGGAAGCCAGCGAAACGCCGAAACCCATAGAGACGGACTCACCTTATATAGAGAAGCTCTTGGGGTTCCAATTCGACTCGCTCAGGTTGGTTCCGACTTCGGAATGCAAGTCTCACGCGAGTATATCAACGCTACCATCACTCCAAACACTCGGCACCCAAAGGTAGAAGTTTTTGATGGGCTTCCAAACTTTGTTTTCGAGATAACTCACTATTGTTGGGATTCGTTTGCAAAAGGCGAACAGAAGGGATTGTCGAAAGACAAACCTCGCAAACGTCACGACCATCTTCTAAATGCTTTTCAGTATGCTTGTGCCCATAAGTTTAAAGGGCAAAACAAAAAGTATTCTGTATTATCAGAAGACGAACGTAAAGAGCGAGTGAAGTTAAATAGTTATACATTTTAAGGAGAAAAAGAGTGAGCGCCACACTTGTACCCTTGACCGCGACAGTTAATAATACCCCGTGGGGGACAGAAACGATTCAGCCCTCGGCGGATGAAGTTGCTATTTATGCTGCATTGTCTGAGTTGGCCGCAGGAACCACTGTTGCTAGCTTGGAACCAACGTATACTCAGGCGACTCCGTTTGGGTTTATGACGTTCTCTTATCGCCCCGGAACTTTGGATATCGTGGCGGCTATCGCGGCTATTGCTGCGGCTAAGTAAGGAAAATAAAACCGAGCAGAGGCTCTCGAAAGAGAACGGTTAAAAGGTGGTGATGCTCTGTAATGGGCCACCTTACAGAGATAAACCATGAAAACGATAATTGCAACTATTGTCCTCGGTTTAGTATTGGCAGTCACTACACCTGCTCAAACCTCTACTGTTCATCAGCAATTTGTTCAGACTGTCTATGATTCTGTTGCTTTGCTCTATGGACAGGACGAAGCAGGTGGTATGAAGATGACTTGTACAGCTACAGCTTATGAACAACTTGCGGATAAAACAGGCTATCGCTTTGTAAGCGCAGCGCATTGTGTTGCAGGTAAAAGTGATAGGGAACAAAAAGCCAATAAGTATTATATCACCACAGACGAACTTGGAGCTAAGACTTTCTTCAATGCAACCTTAATTGAAGCCGGAGATAAGTCAGTTGGTGACGACTTTGCAATTTTTGAGGTCAAAACACCAAAAGTGTTCCTTGTTACACCACTTGGAACAAGTAAGAGTCTTAAGGTTGGAGACAAGGTTATCAATGTTGCCTCTCCCTTTGGCCTCGGCAAACAGTATTTTGAAGGCTATATTTCTGAAGCTAAACTTGACCGTCCCCCACTTGATGCAGGTATGGTTACTTGGACGGATGTTATGCTGGTTGAGATTGGGGCGGCTGGCGGAAGTTCAGGTAGCGCCATCGTCTCAGAAGACCAACATGCAATCGTTGGCTTTCTCGTTGGTACTACCAACACTACTATTGGAGCAATCTGCATTCCGGTAGATAAGTTCAAGGTTTTTGAACAGGCTGTCAAAGCGGGAACTTATAAGAAGTCTAAGGCTTCTGAAGAGTTTTCCGAAGGCCAAAACTAAAATGACATTCCCAAGTAAAGCCTTCCTCTACACAGTTATCAGCGTCCTCACCTTTGGCTTGGTCACATTTGCCACGGTAATCCTGCTTCAAGCCCATACGATTGCCCATCAGCGGGAACTTCTCATAGAAATTTTTAATTACATCGTTGCGGGTTGTCCAATTACACAATGAAATCTCGTAAACTAAACGTCAAGTTTCCCGTGTTCGGGGATTATACTGTCTACATCGAAATGACCGATGATATGAAGAAGTCCCTCGCTAAGCGCAAGGTGACGGCTCCTGCCATCTCCGAAATAGACAACAATGCTCATGCTATGGTCATCCATGATGACAACGCGAGCAGTTATGTGTTTCTACCTATGAAACCCGCTGTCGGAACAATCGCCCACGAAGCTTGGCACGTCATCAAGGGCATGATGGAATATGCAGGCGTCGAACTCGACAATGAGACCGTGGCTTATCACTTGGGATACTTGGTAAACAAGATATCAAAATTTGTGAGAAAAGCTTAGCCACCCCAATGGGTCCTTTATGAGCGACAGGCTACTGAGTTTATTTATCCGACATGGTGCCACAAGCGCGAACGTTAATCATCAGTTCCGTGGCCCATTGAACCCGCCTCTTAATGAAGAGGGTCTACAAGACGCACAAAGCCTCAAAGAGAAGTTCCGTAACTTCGATATTGGAGAAGCCTATACATCCGATAAGCTTCGTTCGCAGCAGACAGCGAACATCCTTCTCGAACCCCACGATATCGAACCTATAGTTGACAAGAACTTGGATGCTTGGAATGTCGGGTATCTCGCAGGAAAATCAAAAGATCAGCACGGTGATGAGATTAAATTCTACCAAGATAATCCCGATAGACCCATTCCGGGTGGAGAAAGTCTGAATGCTTTTAAATCCCGTGTACGCCCAAGCCTACGACATATCATCCAACGGGGATATGAAACTGGTGTCCCGTCTATCGCTGCCGTACACTCTAGCATTATCCACGAAATCGGGTCTATGCTTCATGGGAATCACGGGGAAGTATTGGTTCATCCCGGAGGAGTGGTTGGAGTTTTCCACAGTCAAGAAAAGGGTTTGTACGCAAAGCCTTTAATCAAACCATTAGTAAAACCAGAGGGATATGGGAGCTAAAATGGAGAGAACTCAAAAGGAATGCGAATCAACGTATCACCGGTACTTTGCTTTGGAGCCTTTTGCAAAGGATACGGGAGAAGTCACGATTGTTCTTGTTTGTACCCAGTGTGGGAGACCATTGAGGTATGATTTCAGTATCAATGAAAAGGAAGCTGTAAAAGTAACGGAGTAGGAGGAGAATATGAGAGAGGGAGCAGTGCCACACGCATTGCCGTCAGAACCTCAGAGGGGGGTGATGATTGGCTTAGCAAGTA